ATCGCAAAGCCGAGAGCAATCGTCTCGTGCGTGTACCGCGAGGTGTACGCTTCCTGCGCGTTGTCGTAGGCAATGCTGCCGCCTTCCGACTTCACCGGAGCCGTACCGAAGCCCGAGAGCTTCACCTCTTCTTCGAACGCACGCTCAGAGCTAGAGATCTCAAAGATCTCCTTATGCTCTTCGCCATACCGAGCGTACTCCAGACCGAACAAGGCGTTCAGGCCAGGGACAAGCTCTTTCAACATCTGTGAACGAGTAATCGCCATGATTGATTCTCCTTTCCTTGTTCAGTTCTTTACGCGCCCGTCGCGTTCTGGTAGGCGTGGACGCCCTGGTTCCAGATAACGAGACAGTCGGTGTAGGCATCACCCGGCTGAGAGTAGACCGAGTCCACAAAGCCGATGATCTTGACAGCCAGCGTGTTCGTCGTGTTCACAGCCGAACCATCAAGGGCGCACGTCGAGTTGCCGCTAACGGTGGAGCCAGCGGTGACATTGACGAGCGGCGCATTCTTGCCGAGAGCAGTCGTGGCGACCGACTCATCAGCCTGCACCTTGAAGACGACGCGGGGGTCATCAACAACGTACACATAGATCTTGGTCAGACCAGCCGTGGTCGCAGAAGCCGGGAGGTACTGCGCCCAAGTCGGACGGCCCGTGGCGTCGACATACTCGCAGCCGACAAAGACGCCGACAGGAGTGTTGCCGTTCCGGGTGGTCGTGGGGGTAGCGCCGATCACAGTGATGACGCCAGAGTTCAAGCTAACGGGCGATCCAAAGTAGATGGCGTTCGTGTTGTCCGCCCCGATGGGGAACTTCCGAGCAGCGCCACGGAGAGCAGCGCCAGCCAACTCGTAAGGGATCAGGCCGTAGGGAGTAGCGGTAGCAGCCATTTCTATCCTCTAATTTCCTGTTCCGAAGGTGACCTTCGTGCTGCTGTCCTTGAACAGAGGCATACGAGAGTCATTTTCCTTCATGAGATTATTGTTTACCGCATCGGCCTGCCTGCGGGTCAAATCTTCGTAATAACGATTTCTTTGTTCCGCCATGGACCGGGCAGTCTTACAGAGAATGAGGCCACCGATCTCGATAGTGCCATTCTTCGATTCGTTCATGATGATCTCTGCCATGATCTCAGGATGATCTTCTGCTCTGGCAACGGTCCAGCCTTCACGGAGGCGCATGGACACGTTCGAGGGGTCAGCTTCACCACGAATAGATTTACGAACCCAGCGGAAAACCCAGTCAGCACTGGGGGCGGGTTCAGGCAACAACGAGGGCGGTTTCCAAGTTTCGGTGCGCGATTGAGATTCGCGGGTTTCCAACTCACGGTTCGGCTTCATGCTATTCCATCTCCTTCTGCTGCTTCAGTAGTTCTTTTGCGTACTGCTGGGGAGTGATACCCAGGCGCTTGGCGACGGCGAGAGCCGACTCGGTAAGTTGGACTTTGGTGCGGGTCTGACCACTAGGCGTGCGAGACGAGCTAATGACGACTCCGTTCTTGGGTTTTGCGGGTGCTGGGGTGGCAGGCTTATCGCTCTGCGTTCCAGGAATGTTGTTCTTGAATTGATTCACAGCGCCGTCGATAGCCTCATAGTACTGGTCAGATTCAGGGTCAACCCCAGCGGAGACCAACTTGCTGTGAATATCAATCGCGTATCCAGTGAGCGCCATGTCCTGGCCGAACCACGGATTACGCTCTTTCCACAACACAGCCTTGGCTGATACCTGTGATGCCTGAGGTTGAGGTGCAGGCTGAGGAGGCACATACGCTTGCTGTGTTTCCTGTGGCTGTAAATAGCTTACACCTTGGGAGGGAGGCGGGGTGTAGGACTCAAGCGCACGCTTTTCGTTGGCAAGTACGGCGATCTTCTCCTGCGCCGATGCCATCTTCTCCGTGTCGCCCGCTTCGTACGCCTCACGAAGCTCTCTCTTCGCGGTATCGAGATCAGAAGCCTTCTGCTTGACCGTGGTGTGGATCAACGCACGCTGGCTGGCTTCATTCTGCTGGCGGAACTGTTCGATCTGCTGTTGAAGCGCAGCAGCATAACTCAGTGCCTCCTGCTGTTCCCGGTAAGCCTTCTCTTTCTGGCGGCGCTCCTCGTGGAACTCATACTTCAGGCGCTTGATCCGCTTCTGGACGCTCTCAGAGTAGTTCTTGAGTTCGTCTTCTTCGTTCTGCGGCGCAGCTTCCCTGGTTTCATCGCGAGGAGGACGACGATCCTCAACAGGAGTGTCGTCAACTACCTCAATATCAAGCTCTTCTTCTTCCTGAGCAGGCGCTTCCTTGGATTCTTCCTGTGCGCCAGGGATGATGAGGTCAGATTCCATGTATTCTTCAGGCATTAGACCCTCTCTACGCTGTCAGGGTTGGGGACAACAGCCTCGGGCGTGTCGTCGTTGATGAGACGGTACTCGTCGCCGTCGATTTTCATGCGAGTGCCGGAATAACTGCGGAGAATGATGTGATCCCCCACAGAACACCACGCGCCATTGGGGAATCTGACCGGATCTTTGTAGCAATCAGGCCCAATAGCGAGTACCTGGGCGATAAGGGAGGCGGTGTTCTCATCCTGCTTGGTCTGATCAGGAAGGTACAGCCCGCTTTTGGTCTTTTCCTCGACAACCTTACGCATCTTGACGAGGATCTTGTAGCCAACCGGGGTTGGTAGTGTATTCATGTTGTCCTTTTTGCGCTAGAGCAGCGTTTGCGTCAGTCCTCTTCAGCCTGCTGGACAAGCTTGTCCCAGATTTCCTGAAATTCTTGTCGTGCTTGCTGGAGTCCTGCGAGTTTCCCAACCATCATTTTGTATTCGGCGTAGTCACCACACGAACCAGAGACGAGATGGGTGGCGTTCGTCTCTGTAAGCTCGTCAATCCGCTTGAAGAACCTAGACCGTAGGTCCAACATTGCCTCCCATGGAGTCCATTCGGGCTAAGATCTCTGCAATCTTCGCCTTTGCCATGTCATTTTCGGTCTGGATCCGCTGCATTTCAGCCTGAATCCTGGCTTCAGACTCCTGGCGCTCCTTCTGGAGCCGCTGAATATCGAGTTGCAGCCGCTGATTCTCTAGCGCCAGTTCACTTTGGGTCTGCTGTGCGCGTTGAGCAGCGGCCTGCTGGGCAACCTGAGCCTGAGATTGGATCCTGGCGCTCTCCAATTGAGCCTTCGTCTGGTTCTTGACGATCTCAAGCTGGGCTTTCTGCTGCGATTCCTGCGCCTTCTGCTGCAACTCAGCCTGCTTGATCTGCAACTCAGCCTGCTGAAGCTGCATAACGGGGTCCTGAGCCTGCTGCTGGAACTGCTGTTGCTGCTGTTGAGCCTGCGCCTGCTGCAAGAGCATCTGGGAAGCGTCGGCAATAGCCTTAGAGAGATTGGATTCAATGTCCCCAGGCATGGGTTCTCCCGGTGCGGGAAGCGGGATACCCAGCTTCTGCTCGATCTGAGCGCGATATGCAAAGCCTACATGCTCTGCAATGTGCGCCATGAACGCAGCAAAGATAGCGTTTGCCTGAGGATTCTGTCCCAACTGCTGCTGGACCGATGGATTCTGCACATAGGCCATATGCGCCTTGATGTGAGACTCGTGATCCTGCACCTGATAGGCCTTCGCAGGCTTCATGTTGGTGAGGTTGAGGTTCTCCGAGATCGGATCGAGGAGTGGAGCGTCCGTCTTCTCAGGGATAATCTTCTTCACATCCTTAACACCTAGGACTTCCAGCATCTTCCGATGCAACTCAGGCAGGTCGTAGAACTGCGGCGCTTGGGCGGCAAGCTGGATTGCAGCCTGATACTGCATCACCCGCTGCGACATCGTGGCCGCATTCGGGTCAGAGACAGGGATCACGTCAATGCGGTCGTCAAAGTCAGCCCGCTTATCCCCGTTCATCTTCCCGAAGTCAATCTTGTAACGGCTGGATCCACTGTCCCGGATCACCCGGACAAGGATCGCGAACTCATCCTGAAGCGAAGCGTGGAGACGAGCCTGGATGGCGCTCATCACCTTCATCGCCCGCTCCATAATCGCCAGAGTCGTGCCTACAGGAGCCTGAGAATTAACGTCACCAATCTCAGCATCCGCAATCGAAGCCAGCCTTCGACCGTCCTCCACCACGTTCCCGAGGAGTTGGAACAAGGTCTGTGAAGGTTCCTTATAAGGTAGAGGGTAAAGTGACCGCGCAATGTCCCCATTAGCGACATCAACATCTCTCCATTCACCCGGCTGGATCGGGGAGTCATCCCCGGCGACACGCATGCCCTTAGCCTTCAGGCCACCAGGGAGGTTCGCAAGAGTGCCGGAATCAATCAACTGCCGCAAGATGGCAGTAGAGGCCTTGGCATTAGCGCCGATCAGATGGATCAAGCCGTAGCCGTAAGCGCCGATACCAGGGACGTAGTTGTAGGCCGAGAACCAGATCAGCTTGTTCTTCTTGGGATCGTCCTCGTCCCAGTTCCGGTAGACCGAAAGGACCTTGCCGGAGACCTTGTCTACAGTGACGACATAAGGTAATGCAATACCAGTAGGGCTACCATCATCGTCAGTATGCTCCAGGCCAGGAATAT